ATGAGAGACGAATACGAACCTATGCCTTCTTTCTTTGTGGGATAATTTATGGCTCGTAACATTTATTTTAGCCCAAAAGTTAAATCTGAACAAGATTTATACGAAGATCTTGTAATCGAATCTCTAAAGATTTACGGTTCCGATACTTATTATCTCCCTCGTAAATTGGTAAATGTAGATACGATTATGGGAGACGACATCCCTTCTAAATTCCCATCAGCATACAAAATCGAAATGTATATCGATAATGTCGATGGATTTAGTGGCGAAGGTTCTCTATTTGCGAAATTTGGTATTGAAATTCGAGATCAGGCTACATTTATCGTGGCTAGAAAAAGATGGCATCAATCTGTTTCATCATTAGATAATGATATCGAAGGTGATTTGCCAGAGGTTGGAGATTTGATTTATCTCCCTCTATCTAAATCTCTTTTTGAAATTATGCATGTTGAAAGAGAATCCCCATTCTATCAATTGTCTAACCTCAATGTTGTTAGGCTTGAATGTGAACTATTCGAATACGGAAATGAAGAATTGGATACAGGCATTTCTGAAATTGATGATATCGAAAACTTCGGATATGAGATGGTTCTTACCCTCAATGCAGATTCAGATGATACTGCTATTGAAGTTGGAACTAATATAACTCAAACCCTATCTGATGGTACACTCATCTCTGCAGAAATTTCTGATTGGGATAGATCAACTCAAACCCTATCTCTTGTTAATGTTGGTGCAGACGATGGTGACTATCATCTTATCTCAACTGATCAAGACATCAGATTCCTTTCAACAGATACTTATCGTCAGGTTGTTTCTGTCGTCGAAGATTTGGGTGATGAATATGCACAAAACGATATTTTCGATTCTGATGTAGGATTCCTAGATTTCAGTGAAAGTAATCCATTTGGAGACCCTAGCTAATGTTTGGTCAATATTTCTATCATGAAACCATTAGACGTTCTGTTGGAGCGTTTGGTTCCATGTTTAATGATATCAAAGTTCTTAGAAAAGAAGCATCTGGAAATGTAAATTCCCAGATTAGAGTTCCTCTTGCTTATGGTCCTAAAAGAAAATTTCTAACTGAGATTAGAAACAGGGACGCTAACGCTGATTATGATGATCATAAGATTGCTATGACTCTTCCTAGAATGTCATTCGAAATGACTGCTATTGGATACGATCAATCAAGACAGCTATCAAAGGTAAATTCTACCATTGTAAAGGGTGAAACAAAATCAACTCGTGGTAGACTTTACACCAAAACTCCATATGTTGTTGGTTTTTCTTTAAGCATCTATGCAAAGACCCATTCGGATGCCCATCAAATTGTAGAACAAATTTTTCCATATTTCACTCCTCAATATACTTTGAGAATGAAAACTTTGGATGATTTTACAGATATCGTCGATGATATTCCGCTTTCTCTTACAAATGTCACAGCTTCAGATGATTATGAAGGTGATATGGCTAAAAGAAGGATCATTATATATACTTTAGATTTTGAAATGAAAATAAGTTTCTATGGTCCTATCGTAGATTCTAAAATTATTGAAACAGCGGAAATTAAGACATTCATGCAGAACGTTGATTCTGATGAGCTTATTTCCACTATTAAATTGACGACTGATCCAACTCCTGTAGGACCGGATTCAGATTATAGTTATGTTGAAACAATAACGTATACAAATGACAGTGGATAATTTATGGCCGAAAATCATGCATCAAGCGATTATGAGACCTTAAGAAATAACTTATATTCAATGCTAGAAGATGCTAAAGAAGCATTAGAGCTAGCAAAAGAAATTCTCAAAGAATCAGAACACCCAAGGGCAGTTGAAGTATATTCAGGTCTACTCAAAAATGTTGCGACGATCAATGCCCAAATTCTTGATCTTGCAAAAACTCATAAAGATATCACTGAGAGAAAGAATTACAAAGACAATACAGACACATTACCTGGTCAGGGTGGACAAGGACAGATTGAAAATAAACCCGCTAATGTGTATATCGGCTCTACAGCCGATCTTCAAAGAATGTTAAAAGAAGCACAAGATGCTGAAGTTGTCGATGTAACACCAGTTAACGATGATAACACCTGAGCTTAAACAACAATTATTAGCTACTGAACCAAAATATTCCAGATTTGATAGCTACCTAGGTAACCCCCATGTTAAACGTGATGGGGTTGAAGTGGGATATACTCAAGAACATTTGATGGAAATGACTCGATGTACGAATGATCCAGTTCATTTCTGTACATCTTGGTTTAAGGTTATTCACCTTGATAAAGGTCTTGTAGATTTTAATCTCTATCCATATCAAAAAAATATGGTTCAACACTTCGAAGATAATCGATTCTCCATTGTGTTGGCTTGTCGACAATCAGGTAAATCTGTTTCATCTCTTGCATATCTCTTGTGGAAAGCGATGATGGTGCCTGATACCAAAATTGGTATCCTTGCTAACAAAGGTTCTACATCAAAAGAAATGTTGGCTCGTATTACATTGATGCTTGAAAACATTCCATTTTTCTTGCAGCCAGGATGTAAAACCCTAAACAAATCCCATATCCATTTCTCAAATAACTCTGAAATTCTAGCTGCATCTACATCGTCCAGCTCTATTCGTGGTTTCTCCATGAATTTGATTTATCTCGACGAATTTGCATTTGTTCAAGATGCAGCGACATTCTATACATCAACCTATCCAGTTATCTCGTCCGGTAAAAATTCTCAAGTTATCATTACATCTACTGCTAATGGTATCGGTAACCAATTCCACAAAATTTGGGAAGGTGCTCTACAAGGAACGAACGAATATAAACCGTTCAGGGTAGATTGGTGGGATGTTCCAGGACGAGATCAAGCTTGGAAAGATCAAACTGTTGCCAATACTTCTCAATTACAATTCGACCAAGAATTTGGTAACACATTCTTCGGAACAGGTGATACACTCATTGACGGTGAGACTCTCATGTCTCTCAGAAAAGCTGATCCTCTCTATAGAAAGGGTCCAATGAATGTTTATGAAGAAGCAAAAGAAGGGCATGAGTACATGCTCCTTGCTGATGTTGCTAAAGGTGTAGGGAAAGATTACTCAACATTCAATATCATAGATATCACAGAAAAACCATTCAGACAGGTTGCAGTCTATCGAAACAACAAGATATCCCCACTTCTATTCCCAGATGAAATCCATAAATGGGCTGTGGCATATAATGAGGCATATGTTGTTGTTGAAAGCAATGACGCTGGACAAGTCGTAACTAATGGTCTATATCACGACCTAGAATACGAAAATCTCCATGTAGAATCTGTCACCAAAGGAAAACTTGGGGTTTATATGGATCGTAAAGTCAAACGACTCGGCTGTTCTGGATTCAAAGATGTTCTTGAATCGGGTGGTCTCGAAGTCGTTGATGAACAGACTATTATTGAAATTTCTACATTCGAAGCTAGAGGACAATCCTTTGAAGCTTCAGATGGTAACCATGACGATTTGGTAATGAACCTTGTCATGTTTGGTTATTTCGTAAATACTCGATTCTTCTCCAATATGACAGATATCAATCTGCGTCAATTTCTTCATGAACAGAAGATTAAAGAGATTGAGGATGATGTTGTACCATTCGGAATTATCAATGATGGTACAGATGTAATAGAACAAGAAATAGAAATAGAAGACGGCTGGAGTTTGGTCCAGCCGCATTCAGATGATGATTGGGATGCAAACGACTGGGATGGTCGTCATATCTCCGGATGGTAATTAGAAAAAATCTTTATCTTTGATGCTAGGAACCAAATCGTCTGAAATAATTTTTTCAATTTCAGTGCGAGAATCAGCGTGTACAGATGGTCCACAATTTCCCTTTTCATCGACTTCTACAGCATACCAGTGACCCATTGGACGATCATACCAATATTCATAAGATTTGCCATTTGCTTCCATTTCACAAAATTTCATGATACATTCCTTCCATTTCCTATATTTACTATAGTCTATTTTGAAACGAAAGTAAATACTTATTTCATAAAATCTCGCAAAAATTGTGGTGTCGGAACTCCTGGACGTTTAAAGATAAAAATTGTTTCTGTTCTAAGAGAGCGGTTTGCACACCAATCTTGAAATTCACCATGTTTATATGCTGCGACATGAGAATCGAAACTAAAATAGATCGCAAAGTCGTCAGACATACTGAGCTCTTTCAGTTGCTTCCAACCTTCAGTTTTAGCAAATCCTTTATTATGTTTAGGTGTTACAGTCCTATGTCCTTGTGCGCTGGGAGGATAACGATTAATGAAGAAATCCTTTATTGAAGCTGTATTAGAATTTCTAAAGTGTAAATCTCTAATAGCTGTACATACCACCCATCCCGCATTTTGCATAGCTTTCACAGATTGATAAGAATATGCGCCTTTATTTGGTTTTCTTCCGACTGCTGCCAAATCTTTTTGAGCTTCTTCAAAAGAAATAGAATTCAGTACTGCATGAGTGATTACCGAACAACAACTCTTGTCAGTTTGATAAGCAACGGATTTTTTGACGTTCTCATAGAGTTTCATGATTTCCAGTTTCCCAGATTGATTTCTATTATTTTCACCAATTCTTTCACCGATTCTTCATTGCAGACGCCAAAAGAAAAAATTTTCTTCGGACTACCAACAATTTCGATATTTGGATTACCT